CTTTTAGATATTCCTGTAATAGTGACAGAAAAAACCGATGGAGTAAAATTAACGGTAATTCGAACGAACAATTCCCTATCAACAAATTGGAAAGAAAATTGGATTGTTGCTTATAAAGGTAATATTGTATATCCAGAAGACTTAGAAAGTATAAGCGACGAAACTCGTAAAAAAATTAAAAAGCACTCAATCGGAATGAGTCAATTTCAATTTGTTTTTGATGTTTTAAAAAAAGCACAAGCCAATCCTAACCTTGAACAAATACCTTCAAACACGGAATTGTTTTTTGAATTTTTAATGAAAAAGCCTACTCTTACACGAGAGTATACAAACATACATCAATTAATTCTTCTTGCTACGTCTTCTACTAAATATAATGAAGAATTTGGTCGATTAACTACAAAATCGGAACACTTTGATGTAACAAAGCGTGAAGAGTATGCGAGTATTTTGAATGTTAAAACGCCTGCTACACTGTTTAAAGGAAAACTAAGAACAATAGTACAGAGTACAACGACACCAGAAGAAGTTATAAAACAACTTAAAACACGGTTTTTATCTATTCCTTCGGTACATGGAGGTGTTATGGAAGGTGTTGTTTTAGAATTTAAAGATGGAACATTTTTAAAAATTGTACAAGAAGATCAATACTCAAAAGAAGTAAGACAAAACATTAAACGAAAATTTGCTCCGGTAGATCCAGAAACATATTATAAAAAAATTAAAGAACTATCAAGCATTGCTTTGAAATCAATTGGAACGCAAGGAACTATGAAAGAATTGCTATCTAAACTTTCTGCATGGGTTTATGTTAAACTGGATGATAAGCTGACAGGAATCGATCCAAATAAGACCGAAATAAACGTAAAAGACGACGTGTTTTTAACAGCAAAAACCCTTTTAATTAAACAACTTCCTGGAAACAACAATGCCTTAGTAATAGGAAGGTTTAGTCCTTTGACTATTGCTCATTATAATATAATAAATAACGCATTAGTTGAATATGATCACGTTGTGGTAAACGTTGTTAAATCAAAAGTGGATTCAGCTAATCCTTTTCCCATTGAAATACAGAAAAAAATGCTAGAACGGTGCTTTCAAAAGAGAATTGAAATTGTTGTAACTGAAACTGGAAATTTACTAAAAAGTATACAAAAATGTACTAAGACAATTAATGTAGTATTAGCTGGAACCGACAGAGCGGAAACGTATCGCAATCAATTAGAAAATAACAAAGACATTGAAGTAAAAGAAATTCCTAGAATCGATGATGTATCCGGAACAAAAGTAAGAAAAAGCTTAACTGAAAATGATTTCAAAACATTTAAGCAAAATGTTCCTAATCAATTGTGGGATATGTTTAATGAGCTTAAGCAATATATCAGCTCAATACAGTAATTTCTAAGATTTTATTAAAATACGTCGAAGAAACTTTATTTGTAGCTACGGGCAAAGAAGATACCTTTAAAGAAGATGGTCTATAATCAAAGTATAAAAGACCTTCATCTTCATAACTTTCTACTTGAAAAGGAATAGGGATTTCAAAATTTTCTCTTACTTTATTCTCCGATTGAAGAGCAATTTGAATAAAATAATGAACACGTCTGAAAAGTAGCAATTTGCCTTTTTTTATAATTCTGTTATTAACACTGAATGTTAAATTTTTTTGTAAACACTCTAATAAAAAAATTTCTCCAGGAATGTGATCTACTGCAATTTGGTATGTATTAATTAGTGACATTTTATGTATTCATAAATCTTGCTTTATGTACTGCAGACATATTAGCAAGGCTATCGTAAAAGTATTTCCAGAACTCACTTGGATCTGGAGAAGTTTTAATAACGGCAATTACGTCGACATCATCACAATTAACCATCCGCCAGTTTTGTAAAAAAATATCCCACGTAACAACTAAGTTTTTAGAATTAGGATCGTATTTGAGATGATCATGAGTTGGAACGAAATTTAAAACACGTTTTGATGGAGCAGAGAGTAGTAATTTTTTATCACTAGTGCAAAGCATTCTGCGATAATCATTAAATCCTGATTTTTTAATTCTGCGCTTAAAACGGAGCTCGGCTGCATTTGTTTGCAGTAAAATAAATAAAGCTGTTCTTCCTAAGCGCATACTTGAAATTATTTACAAGGGGTACAAATTCCAAAAATTCTTTGTTCGTTTAAGAAGACTACTGTCCTTCCATTTCTATTCAACCCCACTAAACCTTTATCTCCAGGAAAAATAATATTTTGCCCAACTTTAACCTGTCGTGTGTCAGGCCCCACTAAAACTACTTTTCCTATTCTCCATGCTTTTTGTTCTACAACGGATTGAGGTAAAATAATTCCATTACGAATTAAAGATTGACCGTCTTCTGCTACATCTGCATACTCTGCCATAATAATATCCCCTAATAATTCGGTAATTTCATAATCTTCTGGCAAAGGACAGTTTTGATACATGTCTATATCCGCAATCCCATTGTTTTCTCTTGTAAGTTTATGTGAATGAGGTAATTGTTCCATAGTTATTAATTAACCACGGATCGATATGCGATCAACTTTTCAATTAAAGAAGTTTCTTAAAATTGATCATGTCTTCGACTTCTCTTTCGGATATTTCTAAACTCTGTGCAATTACTTTGTTTAAATTAATTGAATCCTCATTTGCCTTTTTAAGGGCTTTCTTTTCATATTCGATTCTTGGAACCGATTTAAGTTTAGGAAACGACGTTAGCATAACTTTATAGTGCATTTCCTTATTTTCTAGTAAGCTTTTATCGTTAAAATGATTTATGCTTTCACATATTGTTGGGTTTATAAATGACAACCAACGATTAATCATATAAGGTACATAATGATCTAAGGAAACGTCGGTTCGCTTTTCAACAAAAATTTGAGCAAGATAATCAAAAATTGTCATGCTGTGTTTGTAGAAAAATGCTTTTTGTTAATTGATAAAACCCTTGAACTACTTTTTCTTGAAACTGCTTTATTTCTGAATCATTGCTTTGTAGGCAAAAAAAGGTTTCATTGGAAGGGTCTTTTGAAAAAATTATATGAATTAAAGATGAAGACTTTACTACATTAATAAGACTAATAGAACATTGCTTTTCCTGAATAAAAATACATCCTTCGTTTACATAAATTTCTTGTTGAAAATGCTCTGATAACAATGATCCCAATAGAGTGGAAAACAATCTCTGAAAGCATACTGCCCCATACATATTAATATTAGGAAGTTCTATACAAAACGTGAGACTATTTTTAAGATGTAATGACCCTACAGCTATTTTACTTTGAAAAGTTATTATATCACCAAATGGCGACATTTGGTCTCTAAAGAGCAAGAAACTAAATTTTTTCTCGTTAAAATTGCAAGAATACCCAGTCTCTCCGAATAATTGATGTAGTTGTTGTTCTCCTAGAATCATTGACAGTACGTTTTTTTGAATAATATGTTGGCATCTGACCATTCTTTTGAGAGCATTGAATCCCCCAAACCATGATGAACTACTCTAATAGGAAGAGTGCCACAAGTTAGTTTTTTATCGTTAGCTCTCAGACAAAAAGAAATATCATAAAAATGAAACCCAAAATTTTCGTCGAAAGTTAAATTCTTTTCAAGCAAGTCATTGACTTTACAGCTTAAAAATAAACCATCAAGAATAAGAGCTCTAGATTTAGTTGGACCAAAACATGTTGTCCAAACACCATTTGATTGATTAGCGTGTGCTACTTCTCCGACATAATCAGTTTTCGACGAAGCCAAATGCCATGCTAAATTTGGAGATTGTTTGTTAAATATTTTTGTACCAGCTAAACCAGTGATTGAGTATGGACTTTCTGTTAGCTTTTCGTACAAAAATATATCTTCTAAAACAACATCGTCGTGTACAAACAATAAAATAGAATTTTTATTATCTGGGTTTAATAATTCTTGATTATAATTAAACGAGAGTCCGTTTTTGTTGTCTTTAAAAATTTTATATTTTAGGTGAGAATTGGCCAGAATTTGTTTTTGCAAACTATTAAAAATTGGTCTTTTTTCAAATTCGTGATCCGTCTTTGCTCTTGTGCAAATAACTACTTTTAAGTCTATCATACTTCTTTGTAACTCATTTTAAGGTAATCAATATTCTGTTTAGCAATGGTTTTTTGCTCTTCTGTCAACGTAACGGAAAAATACTCATTAGTTGTTGGAATGCGAGTAGTGTTTCCACTTTCAAACGATATGTTATTAATAGCAGCAAGAACAGTGTAGCAACTATCAGAACTACGTATATTTGGAATCTTATGGTTAAGATAAAAGTCAAACTCATTATGCTCTCCCATTCCAAGTAAATGTACTGGTTTTGTTAGCATATTTTTTGAGAGCAACTCTGATACGCATTGGTTACGAGAAACTGCAATCATAGTATCTTCTGTTGCACAGTTCCAACATTGAGGTACAGCTATTTTACTCAAACCAACACATGAAACATAAGGGCAAGCATTCATAATTGTGTAGCAATCAAGCCATTCTTGTTTAGTTTTGCCTTGAGGACAAGCTAAAAGAGAAGTATGTTCAAATAAATTTTTTGTCTCCATTTTAGAAATAAAAGATAAAAAATTGCTAATGGTTCCTACTTTATTAAACAGAATATCCGGAGGAATTACTTCGTTGGGTTTAAGAATTGCAACTGCTTCCAGCAATTGATCCTCGTTTACTAACGAATGTTCTGCAGCAGCATTATCAAGTGTTATAAAGCATGATGGATTTGTTTTTCTGAGATTCAAAAAATAGTCTCGATAACCAGAATCATTATAAAAGTGGTGACATAAACAAAAGTAACGATCACCATTATGCATTAGTTCTAAATGTTTGTTTGGAGGTATGACGTAAAATTTCATATGTTGTTTTTATTTAAAATGTATTGTTTGACTTCTAAAATTCCTAAATTTATATCTCCTTCTTCCGCTTCTTCAAATGTTTGAGTGTCGCCTTCTCTTGATCTGTTAATATATCTCTGTTGTCTAACTTCTTTTGGACATTCAACCCAAAGCAAAGTAGCGTTTTCAAAAGCTTGAAGAATTTCTTTTTGTCTTACTCCAGAAATTACCAAGTCGTGTTTGAATTCGTGTTGTACTTTGTTTTTTATTTCTTTGATTATAGTCTCAAAAAGATTTTTTGAATTCTGTAAAGACTTTCTATCTTCTGTGGATTTAATTGATCTAACAATATCTCCTACTTCAATAAAAGTTCCATTGCAAATATGAGCAAGAGCTTTTGAATATAAAGTTTTGCCCGAACATAATTGACCACAAACAAACGAGATCATTTATATACTTTAGCTCCGTTTTCGTTATCTTCAAGCACTTCTACTGAAGAGCAATCATATTCTTTTAAAAGAAATTCAGCAAGCATTTCACAAGACATGGGTCCGAGATCGCCTGGTCTTCCGAATGAAGATTCGAGCTTTTGAATCACTTCTTGTTTAAACAGTATGATTTCAACGTCTCTATCCGAATGAGTCACCTGCTTCTCTAAAGCAATGTAAAAAATGTGTCTGTGCTTGTCTTTAAGCATATGAATCCATGGAGAATTTGGTAGTACATTAACTACTCCAGGCCAATTGTGAAGAGCTTCGTATTGCAGTTTTACGATAATGTTAGTTGTCATTTGTAGTAATCATATGCAAAAATAATCATAAAGCAACATGCAAAGTGTATTAAAAACAAAAAACCTCCTTACAAAAAAAGTAAGGAGGTTTTTGTGATTAGTATGATTACTCTTCGATTGCTGCAAACTGTCCGAGTTTGTTTCGGACATTGTAATAGCGAGGGCGGAGTACTACTTCGTTTGTGCGATCAACAAACCCCACAAAATCATATTTAGTAGGATTAATGTAACGAGCAATCATTTTTTGCTTTTTGCTTTGTGGAAGACCACTGGCAATGTTGTTTTTTCCAGTGATTTGATTTAGTTGTTTGATTAGTGTGTTCATCGGTCTTTAATGTCCGATGTTAAATAAATTTGTCAACAAAAAAAAAATTAAACGACTTTTATGCCTTCTGCAAATGGAAATTGGTAGGGAATATATGTATTGTATTCTGCAGAGCCTACAGGATAAGGATTAAATGTATTTTTTCTAGTAGTTTTTGTAAGTTGTCCGTAGCCTGCAGGACCTTCAACTATTAAATCAACAAACCCTGAAGTATGCACTGCTGGAAAAATAAAACTTAGAGTGTCTAAGTTATTATATCTCCACGAACTCTGCGGAATTTTTATTGCATTAAACGCTGGGTATGAAGCAGACAGAGGGGTGGCGGAAAATGGATTATATGAGGTGGATAATCCACTAAGTTGATCTCCGGACAAATACACATTGTTTATTTTAGTAAAACCTCTTCCATTAACAAAAACTTCCGTCATTTTATCATTTCTCACTACATATGGATCTACAAACAAAGATTGTGGTGGATTACCAGCAATAGTTAAATTATCTCCTATTTTATAAGATTCGACGAGTCTATCATAAGAATATAAACCCTCTTTTAATTCGTCTACTCCATATGTAGAATTAATTGTAAAAATAGTACCTATTGGATCAGAATCTAATGATTTAAATAACCAACCTTTTATGGTAAAAGACGTATCTGCAGCAATTCTTGCGTTTTGGCTTGCATTTATTTCTTTTGGATAATCCAAACTAATGTTATTTGACCAAAAAACATTGGAACGTATTTCAAAGTCTGGTCTATTAGGAGGTCTCCATGAAATAACAATATAAGGATCAAAGTACGGTAAAATGTTTGTAATAATCTGATCCATGTCAGATTGATATCTAGTTAATATTGAAACATTTACAGTAATATCTATAGGAAGTGGCTGTCCTTCATGTTTAAGAGAAGTGCTGTCCAACGGAGTATATGTACCTTGAAGTTTATTAAAAACTCGAGATTGATCTTTTGCGATTCCGCCAAGATAGCAAGCTACTACAGGAAGTTGTAAATTCTGATCTCGATTTAAAAGATCATTTAAGACTCGTTGCTTTGGAGCATACACAAATCGTACTCTAAGTTGGTCTTGAGGTTGTTTATGTACATTATATCTTTTAATAACAATATCATCCATGGCATGGATAAACATTGTTAACAATGTTTGAATTTCAAAATCAAACGTATAATTGTGCATTTAACTATTTAATAGGAAACGTAAAACTATCCAAAGTCTATGCCATGTCTGTCATTAAATCCTGAGTTTTCGTAATCTTTTCTGGCGTCTTTTGTTAACGTATCAATGTAATCTTCTTCGGACACATCAAACCCAGACACATCTCCTGGAGCAGCTTCAGTTTCTGCTAGCTCTAATACGTTGGCTTTTAATAGTTGTTTGACTTCTTTTATTCCAAAACCATATCTTTCAAAAAATTTTACAAATTCTTTTCCCGTAAGAGTTTCCCCAGCAAGACCACTCACGCGCTCATAAATAGCCGATAAGTCATCTTTTAAATTTCCGGATACCATTTCGTCGTACGTTTTTAGTCGATATTCAGAATGTGGATTATATTCACGAGAAATCGGTTCTGCATCAGGCTTATCTTCTTTTGAAGAAGATTGCATTAAATGCTTGAGTGAATCCTCGTCTGCTTTTTGGATTGCTTTTTTGAGCGCGATTTTAACTTCAGCTTGAGTTACGTCTTTATCTCTTATTAGTTCCTTTCCACCTTCTGTGGTATATTTTACGTTTCCTAAAAGCTCTTTGTTTGATAAACGATCTACTAAAAATTTGATTGCCCATTTACCTGC